GTAGGAGTAGATATTATTCTTTAAATCTTCTTTAACTAAAAACATATCAATAATGGTTATTTACTCTTGCCCCAAAAGCGTATTGGTTGCTACTTTGCCTGTTGCGACCTATGAGCCATTTAAAAGCACCGTGCACAGCATCGGGTCCATCATCGTGAGCACCCGAACCCTTTTCAAAGGCTAAAAACTGGTCAATAAGCACCTGCATATCCGCGTTTTTCTGCTCACTATTGAACCACACATTTTTGCGTTCAAAATAGCCCGCAAGGCTCTCTATACGGTCGAACTTATCCGCCTTGCTGCGTTTGTCGGCTACAATAGGGATATAGTACCCCCTTTTGTCGCCCTCGTTATCAAAATCAGAAACAAACTCGTCCATCGCAAAAAGCCCCTCAATCATATAACGGATATTGTAGCGGTCTAAGCGATACTTCTCATACTGGTCATACAGCCATTTAGCACAATGCGCACGGCTTTTTTGCTGCATATAGCACAGCAGTATATGGAACTCTTTGCCTATATTACCCACCAAAATCAAGGCTTTGTAATCCGCATTTTCCTTATACGAAAGGTCGCCATAAAAGCATAGGTTATCATATTTGGAAAGCGGTAAAGCCTTTTTATACTGAATGTCCTCGTACTTAAAGATAGCCCCATCTTCAATATGCGTGTGCATATACTCCCGCATATACGAGCGGTAGGGCATACTCTTAAACTTATTACGCCAGTACTCCGCCGAAGTCTTCTCAGGCCATTCAGGGGTAAAGTCCTGCAAGTTTTTCACCGCACACACTGTAAGTATTTTAAACAAGGTACGACCTTGAGCGATATTACTTTCGTAGTTCTGCTCTTCTTGTGGCGTGTTAATTACCTCATTAAAGTACGTTTTAAGTCGGTTCGTGATTGAGTTTTTGTGGAAGTTGTTATTCGCAAATACAAAGCGTTCAGTGGCGTTGTCCTCACTGTCAAAACACCCCCATACATCTTCAGTAATATAATCTACACTTTCTCGCATAATGCGGTCATTGTGGATAGACTTCTTGCTATCCACATCATCTACCACTATATAATCAGGGCGTTCTGCTTGCTCTCGTGCCCCTCGTGGGTTTTGCCCAAAACCAAGCGACATAAACCGAACCCCGTCATTAGTAACAAACGAACCATCCGACCAGTCCCCCGCCGATGACCTCTTGCCGTAATCATTCTGCAAGCGATTATTGTGTTCCAACTGTGCCTGTATGCCCGATAGCAGTTTCTTAGCTTTAGGTTCAGTCTCACCTACCAAAAGCATAAATCGCAAATCACCCTTAGCAAAGTACAAGTACAGCGGTATCCCCATATCTATATGCACCGACTTCCCCGCCGAGCGGTACATCTCGGCAAGCAAGCGTAGGCGTTTATTGCCTACTATCAGCTTAGCCAACTTAGCGTGAAACCACGCACACTTCTGTTTGGCATAGTTAGGAAAATAGTACTCAAACCAGCGCACATAATCACCCTCCAAGTTCTTAATACGAGCCGCTTTTTCTTTGGCTGTTTCGTGTATATTTACCGAAGTAGCCTTAGCAATCAGCAGGCAATGTTTGTCGTAATCAGCTAAGAGTTTAGCGTATATCTTATCGTTCTTGCTCATTTTTTACTTTTAGTTGTAAGAATTGTTTGTGATACTTGGTACATTGAGCGGCAAAGCCCGCATCCTGTTGTGATATAAACATATCCAGCTCTTTCAGCACTTTATATACAGTAGTAGGGTCTGCCTGCGTTTCGCACCTATCCAATGCTGCCATTAGTTTACCTACATCAGATGCCGAAAAAGTAGGCTCTTGTCCATTCATTACCCTAATAGTCTCGGCTTGTAGCTTCTGTTTGATAATCGTAGGCGAGGCGTGGAAGTTCAGACGCTTGTCCTCCCAATCGTACTTCTTTACCCACTCGCCAATAGTAGCAGGGCGTACTCCGTAGAGCTCCGCCACTTCTGCTTGGGTAACCTCAATATTTTCAATGTAATATTGTTCAGCCTTAATACGTGTTTGTTCTTTTGTTTTTGCCATTTTTTTGTGGCAAAATTCCTACAAATAAGGCAATTAGAAAACAAGTTGTTCAGTCCTTGAACAACTTTGTTCAAAGGGTAAACAAAACTGTTCAGTCCTTAAACAACTATTTGCATACCCAACAGAAGCTCACGAATTTTGCCCCGAAAATGATTAACAAAAAATGAAAGCCTATGCCTAAATTTATATTGAACGATGAAGCAGTGGTCAATTCGCACGGCTTTCGGATACTTACCGCAGGAATTGACCTAACACGCTTCAAACTCAACCCTGTAATGCTTGACGGACACATTCGTAGTAATCAGACCGTAATAGGAAGCTGGAAAGACATTACCATTGAAGAGGGTAAACTTTTTGCCGAACCTTTGTTTGATATGGAAGACGAAAATGCTAAACTCATAGCAGGAAAGGTTGAACGCGGGATTATCAAAGGGGCGAGTATGGGAATATATTTTTCAGAAAAGGATTTATCATATAAAGATAATGTGGTAACGCTTACAAAATGTATCCTTGCTGAAGTCTCTATAGTAGCCGTACCGAGTAATGCTAACGCCTTGCGCCTACATATGGACGGCAAAGAACTTACCGAAAAAGAAATAAATGAGCTATGCCTATCATTCGCAGATAAAACAATTAACACAGATAACAATATGAAGTTACAACTTACACAATTAGCCTTAGTAGCCTTGGGTATGAGTGCCAGTACCAAGGAACTATCAGCAGACGAAATAGAGTCTGCTATCTTGGCACTTTCTAAAACACGAGACGAACTGCAAGAAAAACTCACCCTTTCAGAAGAGCAGCTTAATGCTTTTGTAAATAAAGAAAAAGCACAAAAAGCAGCCCTTACTGTCCAAATGCTTGACGAGGCAGTAAAAAGCGGTAAAATCACTGCCGACAAACGACAAACCTTTGCCGATTTGGCAGCTAAAGACTTTGAGCTCGCAAAAGCTACATTGGAGGCTTTGCCTGCTAAAAAGAACTTTAGCACAGGAGTAACTACACCTGCAGGAACTACTGGCGTAGCTACTATGGACGATTTTCAAAAACTCTCCTTAGATGACAAATTGGCTTTCAAAAACAGCAACCCAGAAGCCTACCAAAAATTAGTAGCTTCTATTTAAAATCGCAGTACAGCAAGCAATTTAAATGATATTTAAAAAACTTTTAAAACAGAATTAACTATGGCAATGAATTTTCCAGAAATATGGGAGGCACGTGTACGACAAACCCTTTCACAAGGAGCCGATGCCGACTTCTTAGACGGCGTGCAAGAACTCGATGGCGATGTAACCCAAATGGGCGAACACAATGTAATTCACATCCCCACTACCGAGTTCAAACCCGATGTACTGATTAATAACAGTACCTATCCTCTCGCTATCCAAGACTACACCGACAACGAAGTAGTGGTAAAATTGGATAAGTATCAAACAAAACCTACTAAGGTTACCGACGACCAAACCATCGGGGCAAGCTACAACAAAATTGATGCGGTTACCCGTAGCCACACCAATGAAATTAGCGTTACCAAGTATAAAAAAGCATTACACGCTATTGCTCCCGACCAAAACACCGCTGCTACTCCAGTCCTAACTATTGCGGGTACTGAATGTACCTACAACGACATTGTAGCCCTCAAAGCAAAATGCGATAAAGCGGGATGGCCTCTCAAAGGTCGCCGTCTTGTCTTGTGTTACGACCACTACAACGCCCTCCTTAAAGATAGAGAACGTTTTGGTGACCAGCTTATCAACTATCGCAACGGACAAACAGCCCCTGTGATTGCAGGCTTTGAAATCAAAACCTACGAACAGCACCCTCACTACAATGCCACAGGACAAAAAATCGCTTTCGATCAAGTGCCTACAAGTACCGATAAACCCGCTTCAGTAGCCTTTGTAGTAGATGCCGTACGCAAAAAAACAGGGCTCACTAAGCAGTATTATTCCGAAGCCAAACAAGATACCCAAAACCAAGCAAACCTATTGGCGTATCGCCACTACTTCATTGCTTTGCCTTTGGAGAAAAAGTACATCGCCGCTCTGAAATAATGTTTAACCCAAAAGGAGGGGAAGCCTCAGAAAAGCCCCAAAGTAACTCAATTAGCACGCTTTTTTCTGCAACCTTCCCCTCTTACTAATAACACAAAACCTATGGATACCATATTCAATGATAACCCCAATTTAGATGTAGCCTACAAAACCGCTGACGGCAAATACTTCTACACCGAAAATAGCGCACAAAACTACGCCCTCACCCTCAAAAATAAAGAGGTAAAAAAAGTAGTACGCACAGAAGAAACTACAGAAAAAGAGGAAGTGAAAAATGAGGTAATTACTGAAACAGAAGAGCCTCAAACAGTAGTAACCACTGAACCCTCAGAGCCTTCAGGAAGCACTGATAGTTCAGAAGTTTCTGACAATTCAGAAACCCAAGGGCCTTCAGAAAGCACTAATAGTTCAGAAGTTTCTGACAATTCAGAAACCCAAAAGCCTTCAGAAAACACTGATAGTTCAGAAAGATTAGAACCCTCTGAAGAGCAAAACAAACCACGTTTTGAACTCAAACCTAAAAACTTTAACAAACGCTAAACAATGAACGGAGTAAAATTCATAAGAAAAAACGGTGGCTTAGGGCGTGAACTCGCAGGCGAAGACCATATCTCTGGGCTTATCGTCTATGGTGAGACAGCCGTTGCCCCTACCTTATTGCTTTCGGTAGAGGAGCTTAACGGCAAGAATATTTTCCCCGATACAACCCCAGTGTTGCACTATCATATAACTGAGTTCTTTCGTATCAATGAAGGGGCAAGGCTGTATGTGCAATCAGTAGCAAGTGCCGATGGCAATTATACCGAAGTAAAAACCCTGCAGGCATTCGCCCAGGGCAAACTCCGACAAATAGCCGTTTGCGATTTCAAAACCGAACTTTCGGGCTTAGACAACGCCCTTAGCAAGCTAAACACTATCGGCAAGGAGTTAGCCAAACGTATCACCCCTGTAAGCCTTTTGTATAGCTTTAAACTCAAAGCCGAAGATATTGCTAACCTCCCCGATTTGCACACCAAAAGTGCCGAGCTTGTGAGCGTGGTTATAGGTCAAGACGGAGCAGGGCGTGGGGCTTATATCGCGCAAACTACCCCTGCAGTGGGTTGTATAGGGGCTGCCCTTGGAGCCCTTTCCAAAGCCAGCGTACACGAAAGCATTGGCTGGGTAGAGAAACAGAACTTAGTAACTGTTGCTTACAATAAAGGTCTTACAGGCGATGTACTGCAAGCTCTTGAATTGGATGTCCCCGCTTTAGCAGACGGTACCAAGCTTGGCAGCCTAACCCCTGCACAAGTAGAAGCTTTGCACGGCAAAGGGTATATTTTCCTTACCCAGTATGCAGGCAATGCAGGCACCTATTTCAATGATAGTTTCACTGCAACCGCTGCCAACAGCGACTTTGCCTATATAGAGAATAACCGCACCATCGACAAGGCTATCCGTGAACTGAACCGTGTGCTGGTACCTAAGATTTCAGGGCCTGCCTATATTGACCCCGACACGGGTAACCTACAAACAGCAACCGTATCGGCTATTAGTGCCCTTTGTGAGGAACCTTTAGACGCAATGAAGCGTAACGGAGAGCTCAGCGGGTACAAAGTGTATATCAACCCACGCCAGCGCATTTTGCAAACCTCTAAATTAGAAGTAGTACTCAAGATTGTACCCGTAGGCACTATGCGTGAGATTGAAGTAGCTATTGGGTTTGCCCTTAACGTATAGCAATTTAATAACCATTTAAAAGCACTTTAAAAATGTTAGAATTAGAACCCCTTATCAACGGAAGAGAATACGGATGGGCAGATATTATCTGCACTATCGGGGGCGTACCCGTTACGGGTATTGTTGCCATAAAGTACGAAGAGGAGCAGGAGAAAGAGAACGTATATGGTGCGGGTCGCCACCCCGTGAGTCGTGGGTATGGCAGAATAAAAACTACTGCCTCTATCACCGTGCTTGCCTCAACCGCAATGGCATTGAAAGCTAAAGCCCCCAACGGACAGCTACACCGCATTGCGCCTTTCCCTATTACGGTGAACTATCAGCCCGATAATCAGCCCTTGGTAACTCATATACTAAAGAATTGTGAGTTCCAAAAAACACCTTTTGAGTGGAAGGAGGGCGATATGCACAAAGAAGTTGAATTACCCCTTATTGTAAGCCACATTGTGGATAAATCAGTTTAATGCTATGGAAAAAGAAAAATTTATGTTCGTAGAAGAGAACCCTTATGCTTTTGGTGAAAAGCCCGCTACTATTTGTGGGCTATCAGAAGCCGAAATACAAACCCTTAAAGAGGAACACGGCGAGCTGGTACTGGTGGAAGTAGCCTCAGAAGGTAAAACCTACCAAGTGATATTCAAAGAGCCTACCTTTAAGCAATTGGAAGTCATCACTAAAATAGCTAAGACAGACGAGGTAAAATCAGCCCAAGCCGCATACGTTAATTGTGTAGTAAAAGCCGATGAGGCAATTGCAAACCGCGATTTATTGAAGCTAAAAGCTGTAGAAGCCTTATTGGCACGCATACAGCAAACAAAGGCTAATGCAAAAAACTTATAGGCTCGTTGCTATCTGATAAGGATAGTGTAGAGCCTAATAACAGAGAAGAATGGAAAGCAGAGGCACTCATACGTGCCAACTTTGGGGGAGCCCCCGAAAGCCTGCAAGCCAGCCAATGGTGCAAACTCTATGCGCAAGCAATGTGGTTAGAGCATTGGCGTATGCAAAACCAAGCCGAATTATTTAAGGTACTTATGGGTGGGTAGTTTCACCCTATCGGGGTAGGTGTTGCTATATACTAAGCAAAAGAAGAATATAAACAAGCTGATGTAAATACTAACAGCCCCTACCTCGTAAAGGTTCCACAGTACAGAACTTACAACGAATACTATAAAAGATAAAGCGTAAACAAGCCAAAATAGTGCTTTCATAAGTAACAATGTTTAACACGGCAAATATACAAAATTAAAATGAATAACACGTTTAATTTCGGAATAAATTTTAATGTGGCGGGCGGGAACGATGTGTCGGCTATATTTGTCGGTTTGTTTAAAAACATTGATATACTACAAGCTGAAATTACCCAAATCAATCAAACCCTCAACACCTTTTCTGAAAATACTACACGAGCTATTGAGGGGGTGGCTAAAACTGTAAAAGAAAGCACCAAGTTATCTAATTTGAACTTAGAGGCGCTTCTTAGCCTAACAGATAGAGCCACCACTGCTATAGCCGACCTATACGCCCCTGGTATCTCCCTTGAAAAGAACCTCGCTGAGCTTTCGGCTATTACAGGGGTAACAGGCGAGGGACTGAAAGCCATAGAACAGGCAGCACGTGATACCGCTAAAACCTTTGGTACTTCGGCAGTAGATAACGTGGAAGCCTATAAGATGATGCTTTCACAGCTTAGTCCCGATATTGCTAAGAACAGCGAGGCAATGAAGCTGATGGGCGAGAATGTAAATATCCTCTCCAAGCAAATGGGAGGCGATACCATAGCCGCCACAGACGTGCTCAATACCTCTCTGAACCAATTTGGGGTGAGTATGGAAGATCCTATCAAGGCGGCAAAGGTGATGACCGAGATGATGAACGTAATGTCAGCAGCTGCCCAAAATGGTTCGGCTGAACTCCCGCAAATCAAGCAGGCATTAGAGCAGGTGGGTATGGTAGCTAAGACTACAGGTCTATCATTTGCCGAAACTAACGCTTACATTCAGCTATTAGACCAAGCAGGCAAGAAAGGTAGCGAAGGAGGGGTTGCCTTGCGCAACGTACTGACTACTCTTTCGGAAGGTCGCTTTACCTCCAAGCTGGCCGCTGACGGACTGAAAGCTGCAGGTATTAGTACCGATTATTTAGCTGATAGCAGTATACCACTACACGAACGCCTCAAGACTTTGCGAAAAATACAAGGCGATACGGCACTGATGACCAAGGTATTTGGCAAAGAGAATATGGCAGCTGCCATTGCCCTTATCAATACCGCAGACGAAGCTGAAGCGATGTCTAAAAAGATAGAAGGCACTAACTCGGCGGTAGAGCAAGCAGGGGTAATTATGGAGAGTACCGCAGAAAAGAATGCACGCCTTACCGCTCAAGTAGAAGACTTTAAGATTTCTATTTTCAATGCAACTAACGGGGCTTTTGGCTATGCAGGGGCTATAGGTAATATCGTAAAAGATATGACAAACCTAATACCTTTGGTGGTAGGACTTTATAATGGAATTACTTTTTTAACCAATGCCGAAAAGCGCGCTGCCCTATGGGCTGGTATTCTATCCGTAAAAACAGCCGTATGGGCAGGCGTTACCAAGGCAATGGCAGTAGCACAGGGCATACTGAATGCCGTAATGAATATGAACCCTGTATTCCTTATCATCACAGGTATTGCCCTACTTATAGGCTATATTGTTACGGCTATTAAGTACTTTGATAGCTTTGGTAGTACAATGTTAGTGCTGTTAGGCCCTATAGGAATGCTCATCAGTGCTTTTATGATGATTAAGCGGCATTGGGATAGTATCGTCGAAGCCTTTAAATCAGAAGGTATATTAGGCGCGCTTAAGCGTATAGGTTTGGTGCTGTTAGATGTGATTATGCACCCCTTGCAAAAGATACTGGGTTGGGTAGCGGAGCTTACTGGCTGGCAATGGGCTACAAATGCCGCTGGCAGTGTAGAGGAGTTTCGCAAGAATATGAATTTAGTATCTGATGAGGAGAAAGCTAACACCCAAAAAGACGATAAGCCTCAAGAAGTAACGGTAGTAGAAAACAAAGACAGCTTTGACCTTACCAAAAACAAACCTACGGTGCCTACCGTTGGGGGTGTAGCAGCTACCAAAACAATGAATAGCACGGGGGTAGGAGGCGACAAAGGAAAAAGTGAAAACAAAGTGCGTAACCTTACCATTGGCAAGATGATGGATAACTTTAACGTGTATATGAATAGCGAGAAGGGTATAGATAAGCAGCAACTATTGCAAGCTGTAAGAGAAGTGTTACTAACTGCTACTGCCGACTTTGCAGGGGTTAATGATTGACGAATATGATACACTTTAACTTTCAACCACAGCCTGAAACGATTGCCAAAACAGTAGCCTTAAATTTGGCTTTTCGCTTTGGTATGCAAACGGGCAAGCCTTTAGAGGTTAAGAAGTTTGACGGCGAGTTTGTCGCAATGAGGGACTTAGAGAACCGCCCTTGGCTTACCTCCTTGCGTATGAGTACCCACCACGAGGGCGAGCGTTATAGCTTATTGTTCCCCGAAGTGATTATCTCAATAACCCAACAGCGCAATATCGTTACTACTCCCCTGCAAGGGCGTGACGGCACGATTAAGGAGTATATCAGCAATGGTGATTACGGCATTACCCTCGACCTCGCCATTACCGATTATGAGAATGAGCCTAACGAACAAGCAGACGAGGCGTTTTTATTGCCAAAGCAGGACTACCCACTAAGTCAGGTGGAGACCTTGCGCAAGCTACTCACTACTCCCGAAGCAGTGGAAGTAGAAAGCGACTTTCTCTATGTGTTCGGCATCAAGTCGGCAGTAGTAACCTCTTTCTCATTGCAACAGGAAACACACAGCAATCACCAAAGCGTACAAATACAAATGCTATCCGATGAGCCTTACGAAATAAAGCAAATACAGCAAGACGAGTATGTTAAGATTAGTAAGTAGAATAACGATAGAGGCGGGGAGCACCCGCTGGCAATTTAGTTCGGTAGCCGAGTGCAACATCGTAGAAGATATGGGAAGCCTTACCGACACCTGTGAACTTAAGTTACCTCGCAACATTAAATGGCAAGGGTATATAAGTGAAAAAGGTATGCCTCCAATCAAACGAGGCGACCGCATTACCATAGAACTCGGTTATGATGATGATTTAAAAGTACGCTTTGCGGGTTATATCCGTTCGGTAGATGTCAAAGTGCCTATTACCATAAAATGTGAAGACGGTATGTTCCTACTCAAAACGTTAAAAGCCGAGCCCAAAGCCTTTAAGAACGCTACCCTAAAAGAGATAGTGGAACATCTGCTCAAAGGTACAAATATCAGCTACAAACTCATTGATGATAATATACAAGTAGGTAGCTGGCGTATCACCCAGCCCAACGTATCGCAAGAGTTGCAGGAACTGAAGGACAAGGTAATGCTTAGTAGTTACTTTAGATTTATTGACGGCAAATCGGTGTTGTACATTGGATTAGCCTACCCTATAGACAATCGCGAAAAACACCTTTTTAAGCACAGCAAAAACATCATCAGTGAGGACTTTACTTACCGTGATAAAGACGATATAAGGGTACGCGTAGAGGCACAGAGTTTCAACGCTAAGCATAAGAAAATCACCTACGAGTACGGCGACAAAGACGGTGAAGTAATAAAACTCCGCATAGATGGACTGACAGAAGAGGAACTAAAGAAGTACGCACTGCAGGCTTTGGAACGCTACAAGCAAAGTGGTTTTAAGGGCTCGTTTGAAACCTTTGGTGTACCCGAAGTGCGCAAGTGCGATATGGTAGAAATACACGCCTCCGATGGCAATAGTGGTACTTATTTAGTGAAAAAAAATGAGATTAGTTTTGGCACCAACGGCTATCGCCAAAAGATTGAATTAGGGAATGCATTATGATAAAAGAATTGATACAACAATTAGCCAATACGGGGCAGGAACTATACGCCAAGGTGTGCGAGGTAACTTCTGTAGATGAGGAGGCTAAAACCGCTGATGTAAGTCCCTTAGACGGCAGTTCACCCATTAATGATGTGTATTTAGTAGTAGATTTTGAGCAAGGAGGTTTTTACCTACAACCAAAAGTAGGTTCGCTGGTATGTGTGGCTTTTATCAACAAGGAAACAGCAATAGTAGTAGGAACCTCCGAGTTGGAGAAAGTAGTACTTACCTTGGGAGGTTTTACCCTAAAGATAGAAGACGGCAAACTACAACTCAAAAATGAGCAAGCCGATTTTAAAACCCTTTTAAATGACTTTTTAAACGAACTTAAAAACGCAATCATACAAACCCCCGCAGGCCCTGGCAACTTTGCCCCGAATAATGTAGTGAAGTTTGAAGAGATTAACAACAAAATAAACGCACTATGGCACTAAACAAACAAGCCCTAACACAAGGCATTATCGACCTTCAGCAGGATATGCTTACCAAGACAGAGGCAAGCCCAAGAGAGTACGCCGAACGCTTAGCCTCCCTTATTCACGACTTTGTCTGCAGTGGCGAGGTAACAGTAGCTGCCGGTATCAGTGTAGCCACAGCAGGTACAGCCACTGCCCAAACGGGTGCTACTAATAGTACTGGAACGGGTACAATAAGTTAAAAACAAATTAACAATAATGATAACACTCAATTACATTTTACAAGGATTTGGTTTTAGGGACTCTCACGACTTCCTACGCTCATCCTTTGGTCACACTTTTTCAATGCTATTTATCAAGATGGACGTTATACTATCATTACTATTTGCTACCGTACACTTCTTATTTGGTTTCAACCATTTATTCCTAACTGCTTATGTAGTGCTACTTATCTTTGAGTGGATTACGGGGGTACAAGCCTCCCGCAAGCGAGGTGAAAAACACGAGAGTCGCAAGTTTGGGCGTATGCTACTAAAAATAGCTACCTATCTTGTGCCAATCTATATACTACATACCTTCTCGGCTAATGTAGAGTTTCCAAATCTTGGAGGCTTTGAGTTCGACCCCTTCCATTGGCTTTACTGGGTAGTACTTATAGCTATTATATGGCAACTGGTGGTGAGCCTCTTGGAGAACTTAGATTGTTTAGGCTTTCGCTTCGCTAAAGTACTGCTCAAGATTATTAATAAGAAGTTTTATAAAACCTTTGAGCTCAACGATAACGATGATAACAGTATTACATAATCAAAGCCTCCTCGACCTCGCCTTGCAACACACAGGCACGATAGAGAGTGTCTTTGAGTTTGCCGAAGCCAACGCTCTTAACATCACCGATGAGGTAGTAGCGGGCAATACCTTAGTACTACCTGCCGAAGCCTTTACCAACAAAGATATTTTAGGCTACTACACTGCCAAGAACTTGCAGCCTGCAACAGCCTTCTCCAAAGAAGACGAACAAGTGTTTGAACGCCTTGAAGGCATCAGTATATGGGCAATAAATCTTGATTTTATAGTAACACAACAATAACCTTAAAATAATGAATATAGAAGAGAATAAAGAATATGAAGCTTTTGTAGAAAAATTCAAACCCAAAAAGACAACTGATGACTGTTATACGCCTCCTGAAGTGTATGAGGTAGTGCTGCAATATGTACGTGAAAAGTGTAATATTGAGGGGCTGAAAGTCCTCCGTCCATTCTACCCTGGTGGCGACTATGAAAGTGTACAATATGATGAAAATTGTGTGGTGATTGATAATCCACCTTTCTCTATCATTTCACATATCATTCGCTTCTATAATGCTAAAGGGGTAAAGTACTTTCTATTCGCCCCACATCTTACTTTATTCGTTACTAATCAAGATTATACGGCTATTGTTGTCAGTGCTGATATAGTATATGAAAATGGAGCTAAGGTGAAAACATCCTTTGTAACCAATATGATGGGAGATATAAAGATATTAGGAGATGCAGAATTAAGAGAACGCCTTAAAGCGGTTTCTAATACTAATAAAAAAAAATTTCCCACCTATCAATACCCCGACAATGTAGTTACTGTATCAAGGATAGCTTCTATTGTAGAGAAAGGCGAAAGCATTTGCATAACAAAAAAAGACCTAGCTTTCTGCCGACAACTTGAAAGCCAAAAAACACATAAAAAGTCGATATTTGGTTCGGGCTTCTTAGCGTCACACACTGCCACAAAAGAATTAGCCGCAAAAGAATTAGCCGCAAAAGAATTAGCCTCAAATAAAGAGGTTATTCATTGGGAGCTTTCAGAAAAAGAACTTGCAATCATTAAACAATTAGGATAATGGCACGAAGCATTCAAGAAATACAAACCCTTATTCTCCAAGCCAAAGCCCAAGAGCCCGCTTTGAATGAGCTCAACAGTACTTCCAAAGTAGCTATATGGCGCTTGTGGGTGTACATCATAGCCGTAGCAATATGGAGCTTAGAGAAGCTGTTCGACCAGCATAGAGCGGATATAGACAAGCGTTTAGCAGAACTCAAACCCCACACAGCTCGTTGGTATCGTAGCAAAGCCCTTGCCTTTCAGTATGGGTTTGACCTATTGCCCGATGGCGATACCTTCAATAACCAAGGGCATACAGAGGAAGCCATAGAAGCCAGTAAGATAGTGAAGTACTCGGCAGTGATTGAAAGCAAAAACGAGGGTAGGCTTATAGTAAAAATAGCGGGTGAACAAGGCGAGCAATTGCAACCAATCACCGATGCCCAAAAGCAAGCCTTTGAGGCGTATTTGCAAGAAATCAAAGACGCGGGCGTACGTTTATCGGTAGTGAACTACCAACCCGATATTTTGCACTTGCAAATGAAGATAGTATATGACCCACTTGTATTAGATAGTAACGGACAAAGTATCATTCACGCTACACACCCAGTAGAAGAGACTATAAAAAGCTACTTAAAACGCTTGCCATTTAACGGCGAATTGGTCTTAGCACACCTTATTGATGCGCTCCAACAAGCTGAAGGAGTGAAGATACCGCACTTAGTGCTTGCCCAAAGTAAGAACATCACCAGTAGTGGAGGCTATGGGGCTTTTGAAACCATTGAAATTAGCAAGATACCCACCGCAGGCTACTTTACCATTGATAACTTTAACGACATCTCTTATGTCAGCAATGTATAACCTAAACATCGACAAACTGCTCGTGCTGCTAACCCCTACTTTCCTGCGCAAGCCGAAGCTCATAGCGTGGTTGCGTATGTTGGCAGCACCCCTACACAAATTACTGTACGACTTTCAGCGGGTACGCCAAGCCGACCTGTACAACCTCGCTCATAACAGCCAAGTATGCTACCTTCGCAAGGCTCTCAATGATGAGTTCGACAGCGAGCAACGGCGTATCCGTATCGAGGACGGAAAGCAGAACGAGCGGCTCTATATATACCCTCGCAGTGCCAATAAGCCTTTGTTTTTAGGCAAAGTCTTCCTCTATCAACGAGGCGACTATATAGACGGCGGAGTAGATTTTATAGTAGTACTCCCTCAAGGTTTGGAGTACGATAGATACAAGTTAGAAGCCCTTGTGAATTTTTACAAGTTAGCAGGAAAACGTTGGACAATAGAAACTAAATAATATGAATAAGTTACATACCGAACACAATGCAGGCTACCCCTTTGATGTGGCATTTCTTGCCTTTATGCAGAACGCCTATAACCTATTTAATCATTTTGGACACCTTGCTGGCAACCTTGCTATTATATCAGGCTGTGAGGAAGTAGGCAACACTATCTCAGCAGGCACCGTCTATATAAATGGCGAGTTATTACCGTTTGAGGGTGGAGCAAAAGACGATACAGTATGGATACGGGAAGACACCACACAAGTAACCTTTCAGGACGGCTTCTCTCGCACATTAGAAACCGTGCGTACCGTTGTTTTTGGTAGGTCTGCCCCTGATAAAACCTTTAACTGGGAGGACTTTCAACGTGTTACTAATCTACAAGATTTAGGCAAAAATAAAGCTGAAAATAAAGCGTTGAAAGAGTTAAAAGACGAAGTAGAAATACTCAAGAAACAGAAACAAGCTATACCCATTGGGCTCATTGCTATCTGGGGCAAGCCTGCTAACGAAATACCTGAAGGATGGGAAGAGTACACCGACCTACGTGGTAGAATGCCTATCGGTTTAGACCCTTACTACAATAAAACAAAAGATGACGCCCAAGACTATCAGCTCAACAGCCTACTGAAGCAGGGAGGCGAACGCTCGCACAAACTCTCTGTTGAGGAAATGCCTAGTCACAAACACGAGACTGTGAATGATGCGTCAGGTAGTGATAGAGATAGTAAAGGATACGGGAGTGCTTTTACAATGGACACAGACGAGATAACTTATAATAGACGAAATTTAATGAGGATAGAACTCTCTGGCGGCGACATGCCTCACAACAATATGCCTCCCTATCACGTAGTGCAATTTATAAAGTATGTAGGCTTTAAATCGGTAGCACCTTAAATAAGTAACTATGACACCTATACAACAACTACATAAGTATTTTTCTGACCTAATGAAGCCTACAGGGGCTCAATTTAGGGCGCTTATTGATAGCTTTTGGCACAAGGCAGAAAAGATACCAATAAGTAGCATTGAGGGTTTGGATAAGCTGGTAGAGGGTACAGCCTCTGCTCAGCAGTTACAAAACCATATCAACGATACTCACGCACATAAAGAGTTATTAGATAAGAAAGTAGATAAAGTACCAGGAAAGAAACTCACAACTGAAGACTTTACCACAGAGTTGCGTCAGAAGTTAGAAGGCTTGCGACAGGTAGATATATCCCTATTGCTACCTCGTGGTAATTTTACAGGTACAGCACAAGACCTTAAGGACTTGATAGATGGACTTACCCGCATCTTACAAAGCCCCGATACCGAATTAGACGAACTTCGTGAGATAGTGGCCTACATTAAGCAAAATAAGCATATCCTTAGCACGCTGGGCATTAACAATATCGCAGGCTTAGAAGAGGCGTTAGCTAATAAAGCCGATAAAAACCATAACCACGACGAGCGATACGCGCCTATAACCCACCATCATAGCGAGTATGCTCATCGCACACATAGACACAATTGGGATGATATAGACGGAAAGCCTAATAACCTTGCTACTACTGGCAATATTAAAACAGCAATTGATGGGATACAAATAGGGGGAAGGAATTTATTAAGAGAAACGAAGGAGTTTATAGTAAATGGACAACCTAACTATATGGGATTTACTTGGAGTAATAATGCAGGAGAGATTATTACTGAGCGGTTCAATGGTAATGTAATAAGAAAAATTACAAATGCCGATTATCGTGGCATAAAGGCTATTATTCCGCCTATTGTTGGCAGTCCTGTTATTATTTCATTTTGGGCAAAGACAACAGGAAAAGGTAAGTTTATCAATTTTGCAACATCTAACCAATCTCCTCCTGATAATATATCCGCTTCTCTGGTATATTCTAATAATCAAACCCTTATTAATGATGGGCAGTGGCACAGATACACCATCTACAATCCTAATGGAATGTATTTTCACAACAACGGAGGAAACGGATTTATAGAATTTACAGAGGTTAGTGGTGAGATATACTATTCGTCTATAAAGATAGAGATTGGTAATATTCCCACAGACTGGTCTCCCGCGCCTGAAGATTTCACTACCTCTGAAGAGGTTATGCGAAAGATTACCCGCACAGGGTATGAGGTAAGTACTGATACGGTTATACCACAAGTACAACAGAATGATACTATTTTCGTTAATGCGAGTTGTACACTCGGTTTGCAGAATATAGAGCATTTAGGTAGTGTATCACTCATTAAAACATTCGACAATGGTGCAGTAACCTTTACTTGTGCAGGGAAAAACATAATATATCCTTTTGATAACCAATTCAACGGAAAAAAAGGTTCTACGGCTGTGGTTAGCATTCACGACAATGACTGCTATATTCGTATTAGTAACGTTTAAACATATACAAAAGCTATGAATGCATTACAATTCTTTGATTGGGGTGTAGATAAAAAATATAAGGAAAGGTTGAGAGAAAAAGTAACAAACTTATTTAGAACAGCCTCTTTTAATTTCAATACTACTTCAACAAGTTACTATGGTACTGATAGTTATTCTTTAGTTGTAAAAAAACAAAGTAGTGCTGAAAACGAAATATTCTATACAATTGATTATATTGTAAAAGAAAAAGAAGGACGAGTATTTAAAATAACACCCTATTTTAATTTTACATTCACAGACTCTATAGAGTTTT